GGCATTTATCAAAATGGTAAGAGAACGATTGCCGATAAGCATTGAGAGACTCAATGCTTTGGAGCGCTTGCAAGCGCTCCAACAACTAGAGGCGCTTCAGAGACTAGAGGCGCTTCAGAGACTAGAGGCGCTTCAGAGACTAGAGGCGCTTCAGAGACTAGAGGCGCTTCAGAGACTAGAGATCACGAATCTTGATTATCACGACTACAAATACAAGCCGGGAGACGTTGTTTACTGCGATGTTCCTTATGAGCAAAAAGATAAAGCATCCTGCGACGACTACGGAGTAAAATTTGATTCACTAGAATTTTACAGATGGGTAAAAGCGCAGGATTTTCAAATATATTTCTCATCCTATGAGATCAGCGACGATTCATTTTATAAAGTTAAAATCAAAGAAGTTGCTCGTCTTATGGGAGCATATACTAATGGACAAAAAGACACTGAATATCTTTATAGCAACAGAGAGATAATTCATGACGAAGGCGAGATGGAAAAATAAAATTAAAAAAGCTTGCCGCGATGCAGGAACTTACCAAAAATATTTCGACAGCGTTATCGAAACACTTGCCGGAATACTTGAAACAAGAGACGATGCACAGGAAAAATACGAGATCTCCGGAGGAAATCCGATCGTTGCACACACGAATAAGAGCGGAGCAACCAACATTGTAAAGAATCCCGCTCTTGTCGTGATCATGGACTGCAATGCTCAGGCCCTTGCTTATTGGAGAGATCTTGGACTTACTCCGATGGGCCTTAAAAGGCTCGGAGAAAAAGGACTTCTAAACAAGGACGACGGTGGAGGACTTGCAGATGCGCTCGCAGAACTAGGGATTTAATGAAGGCTAAGAAATACTGGAAGCGAGTAATTAAATACGCGAACGACGTTGTATCAGGTCAAAAGATTGAAGGCGAAGACGTTGTTAATGCCTGCAGGAGATTTCTAAATGATCTTAAAGACAAGCGTTTCGAAGTAAGGACCACACAAGCGGACGCAGCATGCTCGATCATGGAAGGACTTTTCGTTCATCGAAAAGGTGAAGCGCCGGACGGGACTCCGCTTCTTGGGAAGCCGTTTAAATTATCAGACTGGGAAGTTTTTATTACATACAATCTTCTTGCAATCTGGTACACAGGAACAAACGAGCGCCGATTTAAGGAAGCGCTTATCATGATCGGCAGAAAGAACGGAAAGACATCTTTTATCGCAGCGCTTGCATTTGCTGTTGCTATTATTCAGAGAAAGTCAGGCTCGACAGTGTATGTTGTTGCAGCCGCGCTTAAACAGGCGCTAGAAAGCTTTCAGTTTATAGATTTTTCTTTGAAATACAAGAAGATCGATAAAGATTTTGATATACACGATAATTCTTTCGAGCATTCGATCAAGTATAATTTCATGAAGGACGGACGCCCGGACGGAACGATCGATATTCAGATCCTTGCTTCGAATCCCGATGCTCAGGATTCGTTTAACTGCAATTTTGCTATCGCGGACGAGGTTGCGGCTTATAAGAAAGCCAGTCAATACAACAGATTTAAAGAAGCTCAATCAGCTTTTACAAATAGATTAATGATCGGAATCACTACAGCCGGAGACAACGTTAATTCATTCGGCTATGGCCGCATGCAATACGCGGTCAAAGTGGCAGCAGGAATCATCAAGGATGATTCTTTTTTTAGTTTCGTTGCCAGAGCCGATCAGGACGACAAAGGAAACGTTGATTATACAAATCCGATTCAGCACCAAAAAGCGAATCCGAACTACGGCGTTACGATAAGACCGCAGGATATCTTGAACGATTCACTTCAGGCGCAAAATGATCCGGTTGTAAGAAAAGACTTTTTTTCGCGCCGCCTTAATATATATACTAATGCGATCAAAGCATATTTTGATACTCAAGAATTCAGAGCTTCCGACAGGAAATACAATTGGACGTTGGACGAGCTCTCGAAGTTAAATATCAATTGGTATGGCGGCGCGGACTTGTCAAGGTTACACGACTTGACAGCCGCCGCGCTATACGGAACATATAACGGAGTTGATATCGTTATCACTCACGCATTTTGTCCGGTTGTAATGGCAACTAAAAAAGCCGATGAAGACAATATTCCGCTCTATGAATGGCTAGACGATGGATGGCTCACGATGAGCAATTCTCCGACGGTCAATATTGCAGATATAGTCAATTGGTTTAAGAAAATGCGTGAAAAAGGATTCAGGATCCGGCAAGTAGGACACGACAGGAAATTCGCCGGAGAAGAATATTTTCCGTTAATGAAGGCAGCAGGATTCGATATAATCGATCAGCCGCAATATTATTACTTAAAGTCGCAAGGCTTTAGACACATAGAGAAAGCCGCTAAAGACGGCAATTTATATTACTTACACTCAGAAGCTTACGAATATTGTGTTTCCAACGTGGCAGCAGTCGAAAAGACAGACGACGCCGTTCAATATGCTAAGACAGAACCGACGCAAAGAATCGATCTCTTTGATGCGTCGGTTTTTGCTTGTATCAGATGTATTCAGGACGCAGAAAGAAGTAAGGCTGCGAAACGTTGGTGGGGTGAATAATGAGCAGAAGAAAGAAAAGACAAAGACAGAACATTGAAAAAAGAAGCTCAAATCAGATAGGACTTTGGCTTGCAAATGACGGAGATCTTGCTTGTCCGGGATATACTTCTCTTGATCAAAATCCGGAGATCTTAACCGCCTGCAGGACGATCGCTTCGCTTATTGGATCCATGACGATCTATTTAATGTCAAATACTGACAGAGGCGATCAAAGAATTATAAACGAGCTTTCAAGGAAAATTGATATAGAGCCGGAAATGCACATGACGAGATCTACTTGGATGAATGCAATCGTCATGAATCTGCTTCTTTACGGAAATGGAAATTCAATTGTAATTCCGCACACCTACAACGGAAACCTTGTTAATTTAGAGCCGATCGGAGCTTCGAGAGTTTCATTTGAGCCGATCGGATATCGCGATTACAGAGTGAACATTGATGGAAAATCAAAGGATCCTGAAAACCTTCTTCATTTTGTTTTAAATCCGGATAAATACTATCTCTGGAAGGGAAAAGGAATTACAGTTGCGCTTAAAGATGTTGCAGCGAATCTTAAACAAGCAAGCGCAACCGAGAAAGGATTCATGGAATCCAAATGGAAGCCGTCAGTGATCGTTAAGGTTGACGCATTAACAGAGGAATTCGCTTCTCCTATTGGAAGACAAAAGCTCCTTGATTCTTATGTTAAGAGCGCCAACGTCGGAGAACCTTGGCTTATTCCTGCAGAGCAATTTCAGGTTGAGCAAGTGCGGCCCTTAACACTTTCTGATCTTGCGATAGCAGACACAGTAACACTTGACAAAAAGACAGTTGCAGCAATTATTGGAATTCCTCCTTTCGTTCTTGGAGTAGGGGAATACTCGAAAGAAGCTTGGAATGCTTTTATAAACTCAACAATTAAGACGCTATGCATTTCAATTCAGCAAGAGCTAACCAAGAAGCTTATCATTTCAGATCGTTGGTATTTTAGGCTTAATTATCTTTCGCTCCTTGACTGGGATCTCGAAACCATTTACAGCGTATTTGGAGGACTCTCAGATAAGGGAATCGTCACAGGAAATGAAGTGAGAGATCGCATTGGAATGAACCAGATCGAAGGTCTCGACGAGCTTAGAATTTTGGAAAACTACATTCCTGCAGACATGATCGGTCAGCAGAACAAGCTTACACAGGAGGAATAAAAATGAACGATAGACAGCACAGACAGCTTAGATCTATTTCGACTAAGTTTGAAACGCGGGACGACAGCGGAAATCTTTCAATCGAAGGATATTTCGCTGTTTTCGATGGGGTGTATGAGATAGCTCCGGGGCTTTCAGAATCGATCGCTCCCGGAGCCTTCGACAATACTCTATCAGGTGACATAAGAGCACTTATAAATCACGACACGACTTTGGTTCTTGGAAGAACTAAGGCGAACACTCTTCA